TTGATACGGGCCGGGAATTCTTTTCAGCCTTAGCTGCGAAAATGGCCGCAATCGATGAAATCGTTGCAGCGGCGATTAGTCCAATCGCGGCGATTGTTTCCGTCATTTGTCATTGTTGCCAAATGCGGAATCGTTGGGATTTAGGTACCGGAGAATAACCGGGGCAACGGCGGCAATCCCTGCCATTGCAATGGCTTTCGGATCGGTAACCCCGGCCATGTAAACGGCCAACCCGGCGGCCAGGAAAGAACGCAACCATGAGGCTGCCATCGCTTTGAATTGATTCATTTTGTTTTCCCCAGCTTCTCCACTAGCGCAGCGACCTTCGCCGGCGGCAACGCAATTTCAAAATGCATTTCATCTTTGCGGTTTTTGTAATCGCCTCCCCAAATTAAACCGTATTTTTTGGCCAATGCCCGGATCATTGGAACCTTCTCATTTGGGAATGTCCCAATCTTGCCCAATGGGTGACGGGTGGCGTTCAGATCGATGGCCGTTCCGCTTGAATGATTGCTCAGTTTGTCGGTGGTACCACGTACCATTCGGAAACAATATCCCCAATCATCCAACCCGCCTTCATCGATGGGTTCGATCAGCTCATGAAATTCAGCGGCAAATCCCACCAATAAGGGTGCAACGAATTTGGCACAATGCAATTTGATTTTTGTTCCTGGTACCAGAAACGTTTCAATGCCTAATTCAGCTCGATCCTTCGACGCCGGCCAACCGTTATGTGAAATCATTTCAATAACAATGCCGCTTCATCGGCCGTGATTCCTAGTTTTGCCAATAACGCTGCTTTTTCTTTTGCTGCTGCTTTTTCTTTGTCCAATTTCCATTTATCAAATTTTGCAAATCCCGCTTCAAATTCTGTTTGTGAAATTGGCTCTGCATCGATAAATGTGATTCCTTCAAAATCATCACCGATGATGACCCATCCACCTGTCGGAATAAGCATTTCGAGAACTTCGTGACCTTTTGCCATTTTTATGCTCCAATTTCTAAAACTGTTATTGTGGAAGTCTCCGAATTAACCTGGAGACTAACGGCTGATGTGGCATTTACCGACGCATATTGAGTTTTGTATGTAGTCGCTGAAGTGGTTGCAGGGGAATCAAGATATGAAGTACTTATTGTTCCAACGGCCAAAATTTGCGATGTATTTGTATATGCCGCACCAAGCGATATATTTGAAATTAAAGTTGCGCCGCGAAGTAATCTCACACCAACCGCAGTCAGTGCGCTTCCTGCTCCCTTGTATGCGCCATTTTGATTGACTAGAACTAGAATTTTTGAAGTTGCCGAAGTAGGTGTAATAGTAACTGTCAATCCAGTATCCACGAAAGTATTTGAAGAACTTGAAATTGCCGTTGAGTAAGTAGCCGAAACCACTTGCAAAACTTTTCCAGCACTTGAACCGCCGGATGCCCACGTTGGTACGCCACCAGCGACTGTAAGAACCTGACCAGTTGATCCGATTCCCAATCTAGTGACTGCGCTTGACCCGGTAGCATAAATTACGTCCCCAGCGGTTGTGACTGTCGATTTTGGAATTGCTGCATTGGCCGTCGTCTGCGCCGTTCCTGCCGCCGTGTTGGCCGTATTTGCTAAATCGTAAGCCGCTTTCGTTGCGGTTGGAGTCGATGCCAATATCGATGATGTCGTCGATGTAGAATCCGAAAGTTGTACCGAACCTCTTTGAGCCGTTGATGCGTTTTGGATTCCGACTGTAATGTCGCCTGATGTGCCGCCACCTGTAAGCGGTGAAGTAGCCGTGACGGCAGTGATGTCACCAACGTCGTTTGTTATCCAAGTAAAGTCCATGTTGGCATTTGTTGCCTTTGAAAGAATTTGACCGGTTGTGCCACCTAACAAATCGGCCATCGATGTTGCAACCGCTTGACCGAAAACTTCAAAATCGGCAGGCAGGTCCGTGACCAAATCTGTGTTCGTCGGCATTTGCCAGTTGAACGGGGTTGTTGGATTGCTCATGTTTTCTCCTTATGCTACGACTAGCGCATTTTCCCACGTGAGTGTGTTTGTGATGGTGTTCCAGGCTTCCGACACGCTGACTTCTTCCCACTTCAATGCCTGGATGGAATATGCCAACGGCGATAACAATGCCGTGACGGACAGGGTGTTGTACCCAGCCGAAAATTGCCAACCTTCAACAAAACCCAGATATTGGCCCGCCGTCATATTCGCCGGCAAGTTGGCAATTCGCAGTGGCATTCCCATGAATATGTTGATCATTGAATCCCGGTCTGCGTCATCCAATTCGGGGTTGGTCAATTCATAAGTGATCGATTGCATCATGGCTTCGGGAAATGCCCGCAGTGTTAGATAAAATGCGGCCTGACTGATTGCGTCGGCGTTATCGTGCAGGGTGGTTGTAATGACCTGGGCCAACCGGCCAAATGTGGCAACCGACGCCAAATCCTCATCGGAAACCTCGTTGCTTGAATTTGTCCCATATTTGATCGTTACATCATTTCGAACATCACCGGATCGGGTTTGAATCTTTATGCCGCTGGCTAAGGCTTGATTTGCCGAAACGTCCACGTATCCGTTCGTTGCAAGATATTGGGTCCGATGAGTGGAATCCGCGTATGAAATCTGCCCCTGGGCATTTTCGTAAATATAACCGAGCCCAGATGTGGCCAATGCGGAAACCAATGAATAAACGTCGATGACGTCGGCTGATCTAGCTGCCAGATCATAATTTCCTGGTGTATCAATTTCACCCAATCCAACGTTTTGAGCATCTGCCCAGGTTTCGGTTGCAGGTTGATAATTGCCCCACGTCAATGCCGCCGGAACTTCCGACCAATTATTAATTAGTAAATCCGTCAAAACTTCAAGAATTTGGTTTCCGTCGAAATCACGATTCAAGCTGGTGGACCATAGGGCTTTAGGTAATCGGGCCAGGGCTCCCAGGGCTACGATTGAGATCACCTGGCTAATTGCCACCGATCCACCCTGTGCCACTTCAATGGAAACATCGGTGACTGATCCACCCCAAATTGGAACGTATGTGCCGGTTGAATCTTGAATTGATATTCCCACGGAATCGTTGATATTAATTGAAACCTGTGATTGCGTCACATTGTAAATTGAAAGGTTGCAATACCCAGCCTGGGCTTGCTCATAAATGTTTGATCGGCCACTGGTTGCCGTTAAATTGGCCAACACGTAGTTTTCGTAGCTGATGCCGTTGATCGTCACCTGCCAGATTGGATTCCAAATGGTCATGATGTGACCAACGCATTGGCACCGTTTGTTCCACGATAAAACGAATTGTTCAAAACGTTGATAATGGTTCGGGCCGTACCTTCAGGGTCGATGGCACCAGATACGTTCAAATTGATAACCGTTCCCCCACCCATCGCATTGTTTGGGATTATCGATCCGTTTGATCTAGGCGTGAAAATCTCTGGTCCACGTTCACCGACTAGGTATGACGTGCCACGTGATACGGGACCACCGTTGGCCCTACCGCCGCCGAATGCCGTTTCCAATGCCCCACCAATAAATTCAGTCACCGGATTGTTTTTGATGAAATTGACGATTGCTTTGATTGCGTTGAACGCCTTATTGACTAGATCGACCAGGGTTGCAAATAGATCGATCACAATTCCGATTGCCGTTCCCAACGCATTGAACGCAGCTCCTAGAATCTTGCCAATTACGGGTGCATAAACGTCACGAACAAATGTGGCAATCGCCTTGAATAATGTGAACAACGGTGCCAGTTTTTCTCTGTTTTCCTCAATCTTGACCGTGACCTTTTCAAATGCGGATCGCAGGCCATCAATAATTGGCGTCAAATAACTTTGTAACGCTGGGATAACGTAATCGGTGATGAATGACCAAATTGCCTTAAATGTTGGGATAACAAAATCCTGAATATATCCGGTCAACGTTTGAAAAACGGGTGTAAGTTTTGGCCCTAATTCCTCAGCTAATTTTTGAATGGTTGGAATCACGCTATTGACGAATCCGGAGATCATCGGAGTAATTGCATCGAGTACAAATGACCCAACAGTTTCTTTTCCTTCATTGAATGCAACCTTCAACCGATCCATTTTGCCGGCGAATGTATCTGCCTTTTCTGCGGCTTGACCTCCGAATGTTTCGGCCAACTTCGCGGTGATTTCCTCCATCGACATTGTTTTGAGTTCGGCAGCTGATAGTCCAATTCCCAATTTCGCCAATGCTCCAGCGTTGCCTTCTTGCGCCTTCGCCATTGCATTCGTGACGGCTTCGAGTGACTTACCACTTCCGGCGGCCACATCAATGGCGGTTGCCTGCAATTTCAGCGCCGCATCTGAATCACCGGTTGCACGGATTAGACGTTCAAAACTGGGCCGCAATTCATCATCGGTCAGACCGGTCAACAATGACGTTTTAAGAATTTGAGATTCAACCGCAGCGATTTGTGAATTGGTTGCACCGGTAACGTTGGTCAACGTTGTGGCCAATTTAGCCTGGGCTGCTTCATCCTCAATGGCAGATTTGACGCCATCAATCAACAATTTGCCGGCATAAGCTGCGGCGGCTACTCCGGCGGCTGCAAATGCGGCACCGGCTACCTTGCCGAATTTTCCTAACTTATCGCCAAAACCTGAAACCTCTTTACTGCCTACATCCAAATTTTTCTTTAGATTGTCTACATCACCCAAAATGGAGAGTTTAAGCGTTCTTGAACCTTGACCAGCCATCACCACTCCTTCGCTATTTTACTGAAAGAATTTTCCCATTCGTTGATGATATATGGTTGTTCGGCACGCAGGGTCGGATAAATAAACCATCCGCGTGATCCTCGACCCTCACGGCCTGACCACACTGGAAATTGCTTAAACCTATTCGATCCAAATTCCGATCCACCCCACAGGTCACGGGTTGTTGCACCGCCTGAGAATTTTTGTGATACGTAGCCGAATGAAATTTCGCCGATCTTGCTTGATTTGCTTACCTTTGAACCTTCGGCGATTCGGCTGGCAACCTTGCTCGATGAAAGGCTGCTAGCCTTTGATGAAATTTTGCCCTGGAGATATTCGGCCAATGCACCGGAAACCAGTTTTGCTTCCTGGGTTGCCTGTTCGTCCATCGCCTTAAATGCGCCAACAATTTTCCGCAGTTCGGTCTTATCGTAAGCAA